ACTAGGTTTTTGTACATTCGTCAATCGCTGATGTTAAAGTCAGCACCTATCTTTATCTCTTCTACAGTCACATTTACGTCTCTTCTTATATGTTCTGCTTTAGTATCTGTACCCGTATTCTGTACGTCTGCTAATGCTTCTGCGTCTGACATATACTCTTTACCTGTTTCTGTGTTAGTTAGTGTTACTTCACATTTAGGTGTAATTACTGGTACTCTTTGACCATTAATTGTTTCATACCTAACTGAAGCTTCTGTTTCTATAAATGGCATTATCTATCCTCTCTGTTGATTTCTAATATAGATGCAATAACATCTACATTACCACTACTTGCTTGTACCTTTAATATTTCACTTTCTAACATAATTAAAGGTTCACTCAATACTTGTTCTTTTTGATTAGCACTTAAATTAATATCATTATCTACTACAAATGCTGTACCTGCTGCATTAGTTAATGTTGCTTTTACTACAGCTGCACCAGCATTATCTTCTGCTACTAATAAAGATTTTACAATAGCTCTAGAGTTAGAGGGTACTGTATACAAAGTTGTATTATCAGTAGTAGTTAAACTTACTTTATCGTTTCTATATATATTTGCCATTTTATCCTAATCCAAAAAAGGTATATCTTTCCGAGTCCTCTTTTAGTTGTGTTAAGTATGTAGAGTTTAACTGTTCAATAATATTAGTTAGCGCTCTGTTAATTTGTCTTTGGTTATCTTCTGTATATTCTTTTTTAGGTTCTGGTAATCTTACTGCTATTTTAGTCATTAACCTCTCCTTCCATCTGGTTGTATATCTACTTGGAATGTACCAAATCTCCAAGACTCATTTACACCAATATTTTCTATTTTAATATTTGCATATCTTCCTCTAGCTCTAGTGTCAACTTTTAAAGTATTAGAGTTAATTGTAAATGGACTCAATGAAGTTTGTATATCATCTTCTGATGGAAAATCTTTTATTGATAAGGTTACTTGGTTGTTACCTACAAGAACTTTAAAGTTTGGTAAAAATCTTCTCATTGCTAAAAATACTTCTGCTTGATCTGGTTGTAATGAAAAACTGAATGATTGAATAAAAGAAGTTAGGATAGTTGTACTTCCATCTGGATTTACTTGATCGTTCCCCGTTTCGTGTTCGAATAATACGCTTTGACCTAATCCTGTCTCACCAATAACTTGTGGAAATGTACCAGTATTAGAACTATTGTAAGCTGTTGCATAGGGTTTAGGATATACTAGTGAATCAATCCAAGTTGTTCTAATAGAGTTTGTATTAGTTCCTGTGTACCAATTACCCATAGGTAGTTGTGCATTATTTTGACCGTAGTTATAAACTACGTATCTATTATTAAAATCAGACCCAGCTGTTGGATACCACCAAACAACTTCTGTAAATAAGTTATTGATACCAGCATTTATTTGTTGGCCTTTTGTAGTGTCTGCATTGTCATAAACAAAATCTTCAACTGAACAAGGTAAAGTATTAACCGTACCATCAAAAGAAAAGAAACCATTATTACCCATCCAGTAAGCAACACCATCAATTTCGATCGCTGCATTTTTACCAATCAATCCACAGTTAGTACCAACTTGCTCAAAGCCAAATGTAAATGGTGCACCTACAAATTTCATTGTGTATAATGCATTGTCAGTCCATATTAGAATATTTTCTTTTGCAACTAGACCTCCCATAATTTTTGTACCATCTTGAAGTCTTTGAGTACCAGCAGTATTGGTTGCTTGTGGTGTATATTTATTAATACTTTCATCTTCAGAAAATCTTATAAACATATCGTCTTGTGATGTAGGAGTTCCTATCGTTACTTCTGTTCCAAGATGAATTAAGTGACGTGTTGTTGGTGATATTAAAGTTGTTCTTGTTGCAGTAGGATTACCAGAATCTGTTGCTGCATCTATTTTAGTTTCAAAACCTGATGTTAACATAGAAGCGTGTGTTGTTAGTCTTGCAGTAATACCAGAATTCCAAGTAAAAGTTTTACCATTTGCAATTGTTGAAACTAATACTTCACCAAAATTACTTAATGACCATAGACCTGGTTCTAGTGTAACTGTTGATGCTTCTACTGCATTTCCCCATCCTGTAAAATCTGTTGCATTTGTAACTATAGCTTCATCACTATGTGCTTGACCATTAGAAGTTCCAGTTGTAGCAGTTCCTAAAGCTCCTCTAGTGATACCTCTTAATTCATTTCCAACAATAGAAGTGTAAGTTATTAATTCATTAGCTATAGCAACAGTTCCTGCTGTAGGAAAACCTGTTGTAGATGTTAAAACTATTGCTGTACCAGATCCACCTGTACCAGCTGTATCCGCGAGCAACGCTCCATCTAAATCGTTTTGTAAAGCACCTGTAATATTACCACCATAGTTTCCTACACCATAACCGTAACCATATGTTTGTGCTGCGGGACCTACTGTTTCATAAACTTGAACAGTCATAGTACCACCTGTTGAGATAACTGCAGTTGCTTGATTTAAAGAATCTATTGTAAAAGTTGTGGGAGTGGGGACCGATAATACTTGAAATAATTTAAGTTCAAAGTCAGCTGCTGTCAATCCTGTACCACTTGGTAAAGTAACAGAAGATAATTCTACAATATCTCCTACTGATAAATCGTGATCACTTGTTGTTGTGATGGTACAAGTTTTAGCTGTTGTACTATTTGTGGCTAGTGTTGAACTAGTTAAAGAATCTACAACTCCTGCATTATTACATCTAAAAGGTGTAATATCAAAAAGCTGTCCTTCAAAATATACAAGTAAAAATTTATCTGTTCCGATTGCAATGTATCTATTGCCTGCTGTATCTACAAAAGCGTGTTGTTTTCTAGCTACACCTACAATAGAATCAGTCAATAAAGATTGCCAACCACCAACTTTTTCTGGTAGTCCATATCTAAATCTAACATTATCTGAATCAACCCAACGACCTTCTGCTCCAACGGCAGTGTCTTGTTTGTCTATTCCGGGAGCAAACTTAATTTTCGTAAGCATTAGTTACTCCTATGATGTACTATTGGTTTTTATTTGCCAGCCTTTTGTAGCAGTTGTAAAAATAAATGTTACACATTGATTGTTAGCAGTTAAATCTAAATCAGATGTTCCACCTTGAAGATTAGATCCATTTCTTGCAACTACACATTTGTTAGTTCCAAAACCATTAGATGCAGATACATCCATTATAGTTACTTCATCACCTTGTGATGGTGAACTTGGTAATGTAATTGTTACAATGTTTGCAACTGTGTCCACACCAATTTGATCTCCAGCTACTGCTGTATATGTAGTTTTGCTAGCTGCTGTTACTTCTGTAAATCCTTTTTGAAGCATTCCTAATGTTGTTGCTGGTACACTACCTCTAGAATAAACTAAAGCTGTTGCACCTTCTGGAAGAGGTACTTGAGTTCCTGCGCTTTGACCTGTAGTCAATAAAGTTACTGTCCAACTTTCTGCCGCTGTTCCTCTAGTAGTTCCGTCTTCTACAAAAAATACTCTGTTTGCATTACCACCTGTTGTTGATGCTGGCATTGTTAGACTAGCATTACCAGATAAAGTACCTACAACTTTTATGTAAAGGTTTTTACCGTTTGCAGTTGCTGAACCGTCTGATAAATCTAATGTAACGTTACCAGTGCTTAAAGTTACTTCTACATAACCTGAAACTGCTTGTTGTAATAATTGTAAATTAGTATTTGTAATAGTCCCCCATAGACCAGCTTTTTCACCGGTTGCTACGAGTTCTAATGATAAATCTGTTGAATAAGTTGATGCCATATTAGTACGGTTTTATTGGTGTCCAAACCATTGTTGCTCCTGGTATTATATCGTTCCACGTAATAACTCCTGGTTCTACTGTATCTAATGATAAAGCGTTACCAGTAGGTAATACATTTGCTGCTCCTGTTACTGTAACATTTCCTGTAGCCAAGGTCAACGAATTTCCAGAAGGTGATACATTAGTATCTATATTAATAGTAAATGCACCTAAACCTAAAGATACAGCATTTCCTGTAACTGTGTGATTAGCATCAGCAGTAATAGTTAAAGTACCTGTGCCTAATGCTAGTGCATTTGGTGTTAAATTTTCTGTAACGGCATCTGCAATAATACCTACGCTACCGATTGTAATAGATAAACTATTACCTGTTACAACTACAGCTACATCTGAATCGGGTCCTGATGTAGCAAATGGTAATGCTGATATTGCGTCAAATCCTAAACTCATAAATAATCCTTAAAAGGAAGCAGGGGGTATGTGGTGGTGCCCTGCCTCCATCTAAAGATTATATCATCGTTTAAACCAAGAAGGAAGACCTAAATGTGGACGCTTGTCAAACATATTATCTTTAGCGCCGGGAGTTTTACGGTTGTTATAATGCAGAAATACTTGAACGCATTCCTTACCTCTAAATTTATTACGCCAATGCTCTAGCTCACAACCAGAATAGACTAGCATATCACCTGGTTTAAGATCTACTTTAATACCTTTTTTGCCAGTCTCTCCAGATGGTTCAAGATAGATTGGCCAATCATCACCACCAAGATTCATAGTCGTAGATATTTCACAACTAAACCTGTCTTTGTGTCTTTTTAAAATATCACCTTTTTTATAAATTCTTGCATAAGTGTATGCTGGATATAATTTTAATCCTGTTACCTTTTCCATTTCTGGTTGGCATTTAAGCATTAAAGTTTCCATAGCTATATTAGAATATTGACTATAAGTATGTGGAATTTGCTCATCCTGTCCTTCGTAATGACCTATAATATTTTCAAAGGGTGAAATGTATCTAGCGTTTCTACAAGTATCATAAACTTGCTTTTGCATCATAAAATAATTTGCAACAAAAGCTGCTAGGTCTTTTGATATTGCTTGACGAATAACTGTATACTTTTTCTTTTTAAACATCTT